AAATGGAAAGCCTCGCCATGATCGATGCCGGAGAGACGGCCGTCCGGCGACTTGATCCAATTCCCAACGTGCCGATCGCCATGGCCCATGATCAGGTCAGCGAGTCCCAAGAGACGCCCATCGTCACTGTCGATGATCGACATGGGTGTGTCCGTACCCCACGGCACTATTTCAGCACCAGACGTACCGTCGACGTACTCCATGAGGATCCGGTTGCCACCCGACCGAACCACAGCGGGCGCCCGCACACCGGCCGCCTCAAGCACCATCGGGCCCAGTTCCTCGGCGTCGAGTTGACGTTTGATCGCCGCGGCCGAACCTTTCACCCGCCGTCCGTAAACCTTTTCCACGACTTGCGTCTGTCCGAACGTAAGCAGGTTCGTATCTGCGATCTCACCGCCCCCGAGTTGGCGAACGTGGACAGGTTCGATATCGGCCAGCGCCCGGACTTCCGCTTGCCGGCTGGCATACGTGGCGGTGGCCGCCGGTCGAGGCTGGGCGACGAGGGCCTTGGACAATTCGATGTTCTCGTCGCCGCGGCGGTACCGGTAGCCCTGCCGAATAATCTCGACCTGCTGCCCAACCTGGGGGACCTCACCCAGGGTGCGATGCACGGCAGGGTCGAAGTCGACCAGCTGTCCGGCCCGCCCGATCGGGGACAGGCCTACGTCGGCGGCGATCTGGGCGAGTGTGTCGGGGTCGTTGACGGCGTCGAGGATGTCGGCCCGCAGCGTGTCGGGTAGTTCGGCATCGTCCAGCGCGGCCCCAATGCGGGCGGCGATGATCTCGGTGTCGGCGCCGGCCGCCGCCAGCTCGTCGGCCTCACCGATGACGTCGCTGATGGCGCGAGCTTGGGTGATGTCGCGTTGGCGGTCCTTCGCCAACTGCAGCGGGCTAGGCCCGCGGTCCTGAACGGTCGCCTTGAAGAGGGTAATTCGTTCGCCGCGGTTGTCGAAGTCATAGCCGCGGCGCATCACAACAACCTCACGGCCGTCGGCGATCGCTGCCCCGACTGGCTGATGTCGGGCCCGGTCGAAACGGACCACATCCCCGGCCCGGCCTATCGGTGTCAAGTTCGCCGCCGTAGCCGCCTCATCGGCCAATTCGCGCAGCCGATCCGGATTCTCCACCTCGGCCAGCCACGCGTCGCGGGTCTGGTCGGGAATGGAGTACTTGCGGGCGTTGGCCCTGATGCGATGCTGCAGGGCCTTGACCGATGCCCCGTTGGCGATCAGTTCGTCGATCTCGGTCACCGATGTGGCGACTCCCATGGCCTCATCAATCTGGGCCTGGCGTTCCCGCCCGGCCCGCTGGATTTGCGCTGGGGTCGGCCGCGGCGCCGCCTTCGCCTTGGCCTTCTTGACCTCGGCGTCGGGGATCTCATACGTCAACGTGCACCGGCAGTTCTTCACCTCCTCCGGCGCCCCACCCGGATCACCCGGGAACGCCAACGACGAAATCCCCACCAGGAACGGCTCATTGAGCGGCTGGGTCTGCCCGTCCGCGGCCCGATGCGTCGGCCTCGTCCGCTCATCCTCCGTCGCCAGCCATACCTTCGCCATGTCCAATTCGGACACCTGCGCCGTGGCATACGAGCCGGCATTCGACGCCGACACAACCTCGGTCCTGGCCACTGCGGTCGCGTTACGCTGCGACAGCACCGCCGCGGACCGTACCCGCGCGGCCAGCTGGGGGATCGACTCGCCCTGTTCGAAACCGGCCAACAGTTCCGTACGGGCCTTCGTCCACACGTCATCGCCGACAAAATCCCACCGATTCTGCGCACCGGCCAGGTACTCCTCTGCCGCCTGCGACCCGATCGACGGGACCTGCGGGCCGACCAGGTCGACCATCTCGGCGTGCAGCTTCCCCGCCGCGTCGCGGTAGATCTCCCCCGTCAACGGCATGATCAGGTTTTGAACCTTCCCCGTCCACAGACTGGGGATCGACGCCAGGTCGTCCACCGACACATAGGGCTGCCCGGGCGGGCCGGCCGCGGCGGCATCGACCATGGCCTTGGCGATCTGCTCCGGCGACGGCCCGCCGCTGGTTGCGGCGGCGGTGGTGATGGCGCCGATGCGGTCAGCGACCTCGTCGCACACCTCGAGCAGGGCTTGGGTGACCAGGGCGATGAGGAGCTCTTCGGCCTCGGCCAGGTCCTTGTCGGTGTAGGCGTCAAGGCGGTGCACCGGTTACCGCCGGCGGTGCTGGGGAACGTGCTTCCCGTTACGGGCGCCGTTGGTGCGGGTGGCGAGGTCGGTGGACATCTTCCCGGTCGTCGCGGCGAGCTCGGCGAGCTGGCGGGCCGAGGCCTGCTGCCCGGCAACCAACGTCCCGGCGGTGCGCAGGAGCCGCGACAGGGCGGCGGCCTGCTGCTGGGGTGGGGCGTCGTTGGTGGGGGCGTCGTCGTCGCGGGTGGGCGGTGCGCCGGGGGCTGGGGCAGTAGGAGCCGGGGGCGCCGGTTCCTCAGCTGGGCCGCTGGCCCCAGCCCCCGGCACGTCTTGGCCGGACAGTTCAGCGATCGCAGTCGGGCCGAGCTCAACGGTGCCGGCGAGCCGCTTCCATCCCCAGTCGGCGAGTTCGGCCGGGGTGGGGGCGTCGGATTCGTCGAGGCCGGCTTCGCGACGCATCGCGGTGCCGGATGCTTCGCCGCGGTCGTACAGCTCGATGGTGACCTTGGATTTGTCCGGGGCGGCGGTGAGTTCGGAGGTGTCGTACCAGGTGATGATCGCCCCGCCGTTGGGGCCGATCAGGGACGCGCCGGCGGAGGCGAGCATGGGGTGCAGGTAGCCCTTGGTGACGCCGTTGCAGATCGTCTCCGCGGTCGGGGAGATGGAGGTCTTGACCTCGCCCTCGTCGAGTTGGGCGATGCCCCAGTGGTTGACGTCGCCCATTCCGGTGAGGCGCTCTTTGGACAGGTTGAGGGTGGTGGCGAGCCGGTCCAGTTCCCCATCGCGTTCGACGAGGAGGTGTTCGTCCATGGGGTCGACGAAGGTCAGGTGCCGCCATTTTTCGATGTACTCGGCGGGGATGGTCATGGGGATCGGGATGGCGGCGGAGGCCTGGCCGGGGTTGGCGATGTTCCGGGACGCGATCTCGATCAGCATGGCGACGAATGGGTCGGGGGCGTCGGCGAACGCCGGCGGGGCGTTGAACTTGCCCTCTTGGGGGATGAGCAAGATGCCGTTCAATGCGAGCCGGGACAGGAGCCGGGCGACGATCTGCCGGTCCAATAGGTCGATGCGGCGGCAGATGGGCAGGGCGGCTTGCATGGGGGAGTTGGCGCGCCTGGGGTATTCGGGGTCGGGTTCCCAGATGCGGGCGGGCAGGGCGTCGGGGAGCAGGGGCCGCCACGTGTTTTCGTCGACGCGGACTTCGAAGACGGGGGTGCCGCCGTAGGCGCGGCGGCGGAACGATTCGGTGGACTGGACGCACCATTCGGCCAGGTTGAGGGGGATTGCCGGGTTGTATCGTTCGGCGACCAGCCATCCTTCGCCGGGCACGTCCAAGTGCATGGTCATGGTTTTGAGGAACGCGGACTGGCCGGCGGTGCCGCCGTAGAACGCTTCCATCAGGTCAGCGGCCGGGCCGGTTTCGAGGACTTCGGGTTCGTCGCCGCCGGGGATCATTTCGGCGGCGGTGAGCCGGACCCTAGATACGGCGGCGGCGCGCCAGCCTAGGCCGTAGTTGACTTCGCCGATCGTGCGCCAGAAGTGCCAGGCCTCTTTCTGCCACGAGTCGTAGCGGAACAGGTCGGTGGCGGTGGACAGCTGGGCGGCTTGCCAGGTGCGGGCGGCGGCGACGAGGGGAGATTCGGGGACGGGGCGGGCGGCGCGGCGCACGAGGTCCGGCATGGCATCACCCCCGTGATCTCCCTGTGTTGGGGGTCATGGTAGCCGGTCGGGGTGCGGTTGGAGGCATGGCGCCGCCCGCCCCGTTTCTGCGGGGGACTCGCAGAACTCTCAGATGAGCATGGTGAGGCCGGCCAGGGCGAGGCCGGCGGGGACGAGGTGGATGCGGCCGATGGCCTCGTGGCCGAAGGCGGCGATGCCCCAGGCGAGGGTGGCGACGGCCCACAGAACGAGGTCGGGGGCACTCATGTCGGTGTGCCACCGTCGGTGGTGTGCTCGTGGGCGACGAACCCGCCGCCGCCCGAGCCGATCGCCGCCTCAATCCGGTCGAGCTGGGCCTGTTGAGCGGCCTGCGTGTCCCGGATCGCGGTCAGCTGTTGCGCCAGTCTGTTGGGGGGATGGTTGACGGTGTCACCTGGCACCACGATCGGATCACGCTGCCCGAGCACCTCGTAGAAGACGTAGTTCTCGATGCGTTCTAGGCGGGCCGCCTCTTCCGGGGCCAATGCCATGTCCTGCTCCTGTTCGTAGGCCAGCACGGCAGGGGGGATTGTGTCGCCGGTGACGTTGCGCAGATGCCAGGGTTCCTCGGG